CCCTACTACAGAATCAACACCACCTATGCGGTACATTTCTTTAATTTCCGCTTCCTTTTCTTGCATGATAATTTGTGCCGGCCCATTATCTGGAGCAATAAAAGCAGGAGGATGACTAGCCTCTGATGGATATAGTAGTACATTATTGACACCCAAGGTTAAATCTTCTATACCTTCATCGGATGGCATTGTTAAAGTAGAAAATGTTTGAGAGTTCAAAATCTGTGTCAATAAACTATCAAGATGATAAACTCTATAGTTCTTTTGTGCTAACGAATAGAACTCTGGATGCGGTAATATAGTTGTTTTCTTAGTGCTACGACCAAACCATTGCACTACAGGAACACGTCCTAACCCATGTTCACCTTCATTAATAATGCCCCGCCCTTTATCACGAATAGTCCATTTTGTGTCTGTCCATTCATAATATACTGTTGAACTACCTCCATTATCATCAGTACTAATCGTTCTATATTCGAATCTAATTATTCGACCTTTGTCATCCAGTTTCCAACCAGTCACATCACTAGGTTCAATTGAAGTTAAATATGGTAACCGTCTATCACGTACATTATCAGCCAAACTTTCACCAAATTCTGCTTCATTGTTAACAATGACATACACAACACCATACATTTTGGCAATCAAAGCTTGTTGCTGAATGTATTCTTGTAATGATGTACCTAATCGATCTGCATCTTTTAAAAACACTTTGAATTTAGCCGTTTCTTTATACTCTCTTCGAATTTCATCATTAAAGATAGGATCTACATTCGCATTAATAATCGCTGCTGTATGATTAGAATAGCTTGATAACTTTTTACGGAAATTATAATTGTCTATGCTTTCTCTTGGATGCTGTTTTAAACCACGACCTAAAGAGAATAACCCGGACCCATAGTACGCATCATGTAATAACTGGTATGCATACTTCTGTTCGTTTGTAATAAACATATAATGAAGTTCCTCCTAATAAATATCAGAATTGATGGATTTAATAACAGGCGCATTCAAACGTTCAACAACGCCTGTCGTTGCGTCTTGAGCATCATCATGTGCATTTTTACCTTTGCGTTGATACTTATACATGGATGTATAGTATTCAGGCCAGCGGTCCTTAAAGTTAACTGGGAATAAAACATAATCCATAACTTGTGTTGAATTTGATAATATTCTAGCTTCCTTATTCTTACTTTGATGGAATGCAGTAATCTTTGTTCGATTACCTGGATACTTTTCTTTTAGTATCCGTTTAACATTTCTAGCAAAACCACGTCCACCATTGTTAGACTCTATATCAGCAATATTTACACTATTTCGATTTATTAAATCTGCAGTTTGTTCTTCAGTAATTTCCATAGGCGCATCTGTATACAATACATCTAACACATATGCGTAGTCTTTATATACCCCATACACAATGCCACATAAGAAGTCGTCGCCGGTATCTGCAGAGTCTACGTAAGCCTTCACTGCAGAGAATAGTGGATATCCTTTATCATCCCTAGGAACATCCTCATATGTACTGAAATAAGAGTATAGCCTACCTTTTATATCAATAGGCTCTTGTTGGTAATTGGCTGATGCAATATCCTCGCCCATTGCTCTAATTTTAGATAAATAGCTGTCTTTTGACAGTACTTCTGGGCATAGCATGCTACCATCTTCCTGAACCGCTTTCATCATAATCACTTTAGATTTGAACTTAGGATCATCTTTGAAATGCTCGATAGCACGTCCAGCCAAATCATCTGAAGCCCATCGTGTCATGATTATAATAATCTTCCCGCCCTCTTCTAATCGAGAGAGCATTGTGTTTGTAAACCAACTCCAATGTGACTCTTTGACGTTTTCATTATAGGCTTCTTCAGCATTTTTAATGATATCGTCAATTATTAAGAGTGTCGCACCGAAGCCTGTAGATGAACCGTCAGGAGATGTAGCGAGATAGCTATTATAGCCATCCTTCAAAGACCACATATGAGCTGCTCCATCGCCCTCTTTGATTTCAACTCCAGGGAATACATCTGAGAAAACGATTATATTCTCATCAGCTTTAACTTCCTTGATTGCATTTCGCACTCCCTTGGCAAATGTCTTGGATAAAGTCGCATTGTAAGATCCAGTCATCACCTTTTCTTTGTGGTTTTTACCAAGTACCCATTTTGACAGGTTCTGGGCTGTGCGGCTCTTCCCATGCCTTGGCGGTAAATTAAGAATAAGAACATTGTAGATATCGCCCTCATAAAAATCTTGTAATGCATCGCACAAATCAACTAAATATTGACGGTCGTATTCATAAAAGTCACCCTCTAATAGATGGCAAAAATAAAAGAATTCACGTCTCGCAAGTTCATATTTGAACTCCTGTACAACAGCCGGTGTGAATTCCATATTATCTATCCTCTTTTTCAATAACTTTTCTTATTTCTTCAGTACTTAAGCCAGCTAATGGATTGTGATTTACATTAACATCAATCGTCCGATTCCCCATAGAAATATTGGCAACTTCAGCGCGAATCTTATCAATTCTTGCTCGTTGTTCGTCTGTAGCTAGCGGACTACGACACATAACGTCGTACTGCTGAATCATTTTAGTTAAAGTGGCCATTGCCACTGATTGGGCCTTCATAAATACTACTTCTTTATCTACCGAAGAAATGACCTTATCTGTTTTAGTAACAGAACGACTGGTCCCTTTAGCAGGGTCAATAGTAACCTCTGTCCTGTTTTCAGTGACCCGTGTATGGTCTTCTATCCCCTCAACATACATCAGCTTTTGCGCTCGGATAATACGTGCAAATTGAACTTTTATGTTCATATATAGAATATCAATGGGGCTTGATTCTTCGACTTCCATCACAATGTCTAAAGTTTCTTTTGGTAAATATTTCGCTAGCAATCCGTGCTTAACAGCATTTTGATTTTGTTTAGGCGCACCACCAGCATTGTATAATGCATTATGATTACCAGGCTGGCCCCCTCGTTTTCTTGTATGCGTACTTTTATTTTTTGTATGCATACTTTTTTTTGATGTATCGCGGAACCACCCATAGCGCGTCTTCCACGATTTAACAGTCGCCAATGACACACCGTACTTCTCGGCAATATCCTTATACTTCATGCCGTTTAGGTAGTCCTTGTGCGCTTGCTGATGTGTCGTCACATGGCAGCACCACCTCACTCAATTCATGTTGTTTACAAAAACTATTGGGCAACCTCAGAAAATTCTAAGCGTTGCCCATTTCTAATCACATATACATTTTTATTACTTCCAATAAATTCGATATATCGTTTTACTATTACATCACAGTATTTAGGATCTAATTCAATGCATCTACATCTGCGCTTTGTTTGTTCGCAGGCAATCAAAGTAGACCCTGAGCCACCAAACGGTTCGAATACAAGTTCTCCAGGTTTTGATGAGTTCTTAATTCCCTGTGCACATAATGCAATCGGTTTCATCGTCGGATGTTCACCATTTCTTAATGGCTTATTAAATCGCCATATAGAATCACATTCAGTACCATTATTAACTTCTATTTCATACCCAGGCACTCTTACTACAATATGGTCCGTTTCATTAGAAAAATGAAGAATATAGTCATTTCCATCTTTTTCGATTTCAAGAGGAAGATTGTCATCAATCACAGTAGATTGTTTTCTGCCACCATAAAACTTATGACTAGCACCAGGTTTCCATCCATATAGAATTGGTTCGTGTTTCCACTGATAATCTTGGCGCCCCATTACAAATGTATTCTTAACCCAAATTAGGCATTGTTTGATAAGTAAATCATTATCTCGAATCGCACGCCTGAATTGACCACCACAGCTATCAGAGTGGCAGATATAAAACGCTCCACCAGGTTTTAATGCTTTGTTAACCAAAGCGAATACATCATCAAGAAATATATCAAATTCAGCATCTGACATATTATCGTTTTGAATGGTAAGAGCTTCCTTTGTACCTCCCTCATAAGCCACGTTATACGGTGGGTCTGTAAATACCATATCAACAACGTCCCCCCCCCAGTAGACAATCAAGAGATTCTGTCTTTGTTGAGTCGCCACACAATAACATATGCTCACCTAGCATCCATACATCACCGAACTTTGTCATAGGTTCTTTAATTGATTTGATAGCTTCTTCTGCATCAAAATCATCCTCATGAACTTCATCTGCCATTACCTGGTTTAATAGGCTAGCTATATCATCGTCAGAATAACCTGTGAACTCAGCAAAATCTCCCGTATCAGCTAATAACTCTCCTAATAAGGTATTATCGATATCTGATAGTTCGGCGATTCTATTGTCTGCAATCAGGTCTGCATACTCTGCAGCTTCGCTTTCATAATCCTGCCGGTCAATTGGAACAGTATCTAGGCCTAATAATTGTGCAGCCATTAACCTGCCATGGCCTCTTACAATAAACCCTGAACGGTTACTCACCGTAATCGGAGCTCTCCAACCTTGTGCTTTTATCACTTTGGCTAACAACTCTACTTGCTTATCACTATGGTGGTTAGGATTTCTAGGGTTTGGAACTACAGCGGCAATATCTACTAAATCTGTATACGCGCAATGGATCATAATGTTATCTGCCATTATTTCAGCACTCCTTTATTCTGCTTATATTTACCGCACTCCTTATGAACCTTTGCGGTTTTTGTTTTTACTAACGAATGTGATGGTGCATACGATTTACACATATGGTCTATATGAATTCCATTGGCCTTACACCAACCTTTTACATTATTGAGGCATCGCCTCTTTTCACAATACACATCTGTCAATCGTATTCACCTCACCTTCTTAAGTTTGTATACAAAAAGACCGCCCAATCGTATAGATTCAGCGGTCTTCTTGCTTTTGTGTTCTAGGTATTCACTGTGTCGAGAGAGATTAATCGTTTCCCTATTAACTCACACTATCATTATAAATTGTCAAGAATGACATGTCCACGACAGTTTTATGACAATTTCGTGTTTAGTCCAATTACACCCCATAAGAGTACGGATAGCTCTTCAATACCTCTAGCGATGTACCTATGAATGGTTCGTACATCAGGCTTTTCAGGAAATGATTCAGCAATCTCTTCTAAGGTTTCTCCATCAATATAATACCTGCGCATACACTCACAATACTTAAATTGCTTTGTACTACACTTCTCAGCATAGATATCGAGCATGTTATTCACATGCCTCATCATCAATGCTGTTTTTTCTTTGCTTTTGACAATCGCATTTACTTTCACAATGCTTTTATCGTCAAACATATCAATTAACAGCTCATTGAGCCATATATCCTCGGCTTGTGTCGAATCCGTGATAGCATTGTCAACGTATGACTGTAACTGACTATAATGCTTAAGCAGCTTGATCGTGTTGTGTCGAAGTTTACGACCTAGCTGTGCATTTTCTTGCTTGGCTAATTCATAGTAAGTTTTTGTGGCCACCTCAGTGGCCAACCTAGTGATTTTTTCAATTTCGTATTCATTCAAATACATCTCCCCCTTTTTAATTTGTAGTTTAGTCCGAATTGTGTTTATACCAACTTTGAAAGAAGTATCTAACTAAAAATTAAATCATGTTCATTGCTTTCCATTCGCTTAACACAAATGTAGCAATACCATGTTTCTTGGCGTATTCATATTCGCCTTTACAGCCTCGGCTAGTCTCCCAGCCATCACACAAGACCAGTACATCACAATGATTGAGTAGGCCTAAACATATCCCTAAGCCAAATTGATATTGGTCTCCGGTTAAATACATGAACCCATAATTATGGATAGGTGATACATAGTCATGTGTAATATCAACCATCACCAGTTCTTGCATGATTTTGTCTATTTTTTCTTTATTGCTCTTCTTACCACCATATGGATGAGCCACATATACTAGCTTTTTCTTCATAATACCTCACTTTAATTAACGCTCTTTATAGGAATATACTCATACGTTCCGATATGTGCAGGATTACATAATTCTCTGTATCAGTTATAATTTCATCTGCCATCGTGCCTATGAACTTTCTATTGTCATTTTCTAACACACCTGCCAATTGTAGACCATCAAGAATAAATTTCTTAGCGAACGCTACATTGTCAGGATCATGCCTGGTCGATGAGTGCCATTCAAATAACAGGTCTACTTTCCCCTTAACCGATTCTATCTGTTGTGATAGACATTGTTCTTTGACCTGCTCGGTGCATTTCTTTTTCATAGCAGCCGCCGCTATGGTCGAACCACGCTCACAATCAATGTACTCGTTCAAGGTAGGGAACCTGTCATGTGTTTTCTTTCTAAACCGAAACTGACAACGTAGGATAATCTTCATCTGTGCGAGTCTCCCCAAAATATAGCCTCTTCATAATCTTTGCCACGTAATCTATCAATCACTCGTTCGCTATAATGGTCTTTTGTTTGGTCATTATTATAATTAGTTGTCAGTATAACTGGCTTCATATCATGGTATCGGCCAATAATAATGCTTTCAACTTTTGTGTGCACCCAATCAGATTTAGAATACTCCGCTCCAAAATCATCTAACAACAATAGCGGAATATTTCTGAGCTTTTGTTCATAATTTAGAAACGCAACTCTATCCCCCTTTGATAAGGTGAGCATGATATCCAATAGACTAGGCATAGAAATCATCATACAGCCCTGTTTTAGCGCTAGAACCTCTTTCAGGATACTAACTGCTATAGAAGTCTTTCCAGTGCCAGCAGGGCCCCTTAAAATCAATCCTTTGCCACTTTTAAGATTTGCCTCTAGGTTATCCACATACTGTTTTACTACAGCATACGCCTCTGAATTTTCTTTAGGGAAGCTGCCATGTTTACGTAACCACTCAAAATCCATATCATAATATCGCCGAGGGATACCAACAGCAGCATAGTCTCCATTGACATCACTCTTAATCACTACAGGCTTATCATACACAGGATAGAAGAACTCATCCTTTACCATGGACTCTCTCGTATTCTGCTTGCCAGTCGACTTCTTCCTTTTTTCGAGAAACGTTTCTAGCATTTCCGTTATGTTTACTTGCTCCAAAATCTTTTTGCACCTCCTTCTTTAGATTTCCTGCTGTGACAGTTTCAACATACTTGATACTATTACCGCCATTATCAGCTGTGGTGTTGATAGCCACAATAACTCGTTCCTTCCCATAAGACTCAACTAGATCATCTAACCGGTCTTTAATGACAGGTGATACATCTCCGATTGCTTTCATGTACAAATCGTAAATGGGCTTATTTTTTACTTCATCATCGTCAAACATAGATAGAGGATTTTCATCTTCACGCGCGCGCGTATCTCTCTCTATATTATTAATTTCCTTTCCTTTCCTTTCCTTTTGTTCGTTTTGTTCAACGACCGTTGAATCTCGTTGAACGACCGTTCGTTTTTGTTCCTTTTTTCTTCGCGCCTCGCCACTTTTAATGCCTGCGAGCCTACGCTGTTCCTGCTTTTTTTCAAATTTACTTCTTCGCTCTTCTTGTCTGCGAATTAAACTAGGAGACCAAAAATACTCGTCATCACATTCGAGCAATTCAAAATCATTAATTAACGAGTTTACAAACAAAAATGACTTATTTGAACAAAAGAAAGTATGTTCGTTTTCGTTCAACGGTCGTTCGTTTTCGTTCAACGGTCGTTCGTTTTCGTTCAAAATTCCCAATTCTTTATCGAGAGCAATAAAGGTATATTTTTTAAAAGGCAGTCTATAGTCCTCAGATGAAGCTAGTTTTTCAATTAATTTCCACCACCACGCATATGAAATAACTCCAAACTGCGATTCCATTGCTACTATCTTAGGATCATTACTGGCATTTACATCGTGGCTGAAGTAATATACATCCTTAGCCATCTATTACTCCTCGTCTGCAAACAAAGCCCCTTGTGCACGTTTGCCAGCTATAAACCTTACACATTCATCAATCAAGTCTTGCACTGAAATAGCGAATGTACGGTCTGCATACTCTACCGACAACCAATCAGTCTTGAATTTCAGTTCATCAGTAGAGTTTGCATCTTGTATAATGCCTTCAACGCTGACTTTCTCTACCACATCCTCGATAACGCCATATTTAAACTTGAATGACCGTACGACAAATGGGATGTTAAACTCTTCCAAGAATTCAAAGTTCTTTTTCATAATAGCCTGTAGCCGGCTGAAAGCTTGCATGAGTTCAGGTCGTGGATCATCTTTAGATTTAATGGTAAAGACATCTGTCAGACCAGTAGCAGATGGTTTCTGATAGGCGATATTGATATCGTTATCTGTAATTTGAATAGATTTAACAATCATAATGGACTCCTTTCTTGTTCTACGACTACATATTTACCGGTAGCGGCTTCAACAGCTTGTTTAAACATAGCGGCATCAGAGTTTTCATCGGATAAATGAAGCAGTCGAATGTCCTGGCACTTAGTAAGGTCCATAGACTTTAGAAATTTAATGACATTCTCTAACGAAAAATGGGATTGAATTAATCGTTCCATACGTTTCTCATGTAGGCATCCATCGTCAACGCGTTGGTTTAGGATCTCATAAGAATGATTACACTCGACCATAATGTGATTCACATCTTTAAATGTGTACCGACAATAATAGGTGTCTGTAATATATAAGAGTTTCTCTTCCCCATCAGTAATTAAAAAACCAACATTCGGAACATCATGCTCTAATTCAAATGGTAGTATAGTAAAATTACCAATAGAAAATTGAATCTTAGGCGTTATATAGACCACTTTATGATGTCCGGCAACATAGATAGCCTCAGCTGTATCTTTTAGCATGTATACGCGATGTCCGAGTTTTAATAAATCAGGAACGGCCTTGCAATGGTCTCCATGTTGATGAGTCACCAATACGCCGCATAGATGCACAAAATTAAAACGACAATACCGCTGTATGTCTTTAAATGCTAACCCTGCATCTAGTAATAATTCATCCCCATTAGTTGAGGTTTTGATTCGGTAGCAGTTCCCTTTTGAGCTACTACCGAATGCTTGAATACTAATCACAATTAATCACCAAACATATGGACGACTTCGCCTGTTTCAGGATCTACGGATTCATTCGTAGGAGTAGGTTCAATATCAATCGTTTCTGAATTTGCGTTATTAGCGATAGTTTCAGCCACATCAGATTGAATGTCGATGGTTTCTCCTTCAAAATCAGGTGTAAGTTCTCCATCATTATCACGAATAACAGCACCATCTGAAGTGAGAGCATTCGCCATATTCTGCATTTCAACAGACAAAATACCATATTTGCTTAGCAACTGTTTAAGTACGGTTTTAATAGCCATCGCATCGAAGTCAGTTTTCCAAAGTCCAAAACCTTTTTTATAAGTTTGAGAATACTTTTTAGCATGTGCTTCCATTTCTTCTTTAGTCATGTATAGGTATTGTTCATACCCATTCTCTAATCGGAAATAGGCCATATATCCAACAACATCATCCCCGGTAGGGTCCCCTAATTCGAATTCACCTGTTAGTCGATTCCGTTTCTTTATTTCACCTTCATAGATTTTAATGGCATTAATCTTTTTGTATTTGCCAGCTCTAATGGCTAGCTGAATATACCCTTTGTACCCCATTTGAAATTGGGCTTCATAAATTTTCTTTTTGCCATTATAAAATGGAACAATATAAGCGAAGCCTAAATTTTGATTAATAGGAAGGTCTAGTGTAGCTGCCATAATACCAGCAGTAACTACAGTCGTAGGGTCTGCCTTAGTTAAGAGTTCATTATTATTAGAAACAGAAATCAAACTAGATACAAATGCTGCTGACTTCTTCCCTAATATTTCATTAAATCGTTTTTTTATAGACTCACTCGATACTAAAGTCTTCAATGATTGAGTTTGTAATTGTGTTTGCGCTTTCGCAATTTCTCCCATTGTGCGCCTCCTATGCTACGTCTTCACATACAGCGTGAATGTTTAATTTAGTTAAGATACTATGAATTTCTAAGCGGCCTTTTTGTGTCCACTTAGTCGTGATTTTTGAATCTAAGCGACCATCACTTCTGCAGAATGTAAAGGTTTCTGATTTGGTGAAACCTTTAGCCATATGTTGCTTGTACAGAATCCATTGATCACCGACCTTACGTTGTAGCCCAGCTTCATGCAAAATTTTATTTAACTCTTGAGCACTGAGGCCATAGTCAGCTGCAATTTGAGTAATCGCTAAACAGGATTTACTTGAGAGAATTTTATCTACGTAATCCTTAACCGGTTTAAATTCTGCTATCTGCTGCTCCTGTTGAGCTACAATGGCTTTCGTTGCATTATGTGATTCTACTTCATCAGCATATGCTCTAAGGGCTTCCGGCAATGTCTGCGGAATCACCATAGAATAAGAACCGGTTTTTCTAATAGCCGGGATTACATCATGCGTAATCCAACGTTTGAAATCTTTGGCTTCAGGTTTTCGACTTGATAACACCAGGCTATATAGCCCATATTCGTTAATAGCCGCAATATCTTGTTTTCCGCCAGGGGTGTCCAGTTTAACCGACCCCCTTTCATCAGAATCTAGTCGACTGATTGCATCTCGGTGCTTTGTAATTTCTAAACAATCACATACATCCTTAGCGACAAACATTAATTCACCATCTACCGGAATAATCCGAACTTGTCCAAATCTATCATTATTAAAAATTTGTAAGTCAGTCATACTCACACCTCCTTGACCACTAGTTGTGGTTCTGATTCATCAACAATGAGCTTAATGGTTTGACTATTTACAGGAACAAACTCAGTCACCGCTTCAGCGTTATCAATAAACACCGGAGCGTTTACTTTGAAATAGCTAGTTAATGCGTTAATGATATCAAGGCCTACATTAATACGTGCAGCGTTATTCATGCTGCGATACGGAACCCCTTTATAGGTGGTTTCGCAACATTCCTCAACGTTGCCGTTCAACATAACATTAAACATCTTGAATCGTGCTAGTTTGAATCTCGAGTTAATAACATCTTCCAGCATGTTGACCTTGGCCTTAACGAATTCGTCCATCAGATAAGAGGCTTCATCGAGCTTTGATTTTTCTGCTGCTAATTCAGCCTGTTGACTTTCTAGCTCTGCTACACGAGTATCAATCCGTTTAGCCTCTTCGTATTTATTCAATTCAGTTTCAAGGTTAAAGCGGTGTTCTTTCGTTGTAGCAATACGTTTGTCTATGTCTGCAATTTCTTCAGAATGATCTGTATTAGATTCATCGAGTTTCATCTGCAGCATAAACTCTTCTGCTTTTAAATCAGCATATATAGAATCATCATCAAGCACTGGAGCTGTTAGCTGTCCAATTTCATCAGTTATGGTTTGTTTAACAAGTTCTTTCGCCTTAATAAGAGCCTCTAAAGTTTCAACAGGCTCTAAACCGGCATCTCGTTTTTTAATATTCTCAATGTCTTGTTGCTTCAGTTCAATAGACTGATTAAGTTCTTCTAATTGCTTAGATTTTCTAAGGTTAAACTTCGTTTCAGCTTTTTCACGTGCGGCTTGAATTTGCTCTGCAGGAAGTTTTTGTCCGCAGGTCGGGCAAGCCTCATCGATATCCATTACAAATGCATCCTCGTTGACCTGCTGACGTTGATGCATCAGCTCGTCAATAACACTCTCGATACGTTGAATATCCCTATTTGATGTATCAAGGCGATGCTTGGTGCTCTCAACCTTAGAAGATAGATTGTTAAGTTCAGAAACAACCATATCGTATTCATTCGACTTCAATGCAGATTGTTTTTTATATTCCATCTGCAGTTCACTTTCACGAGCCATCAATCGACGTTGTACATCTCTAAGCTCCGCTCTAGTATCAACAACCGCATGTCCATTCACTAATAATGCTTTGTCTGCCTCTAGAGTTTCTAGCGTTGCAGTTGCTAAGCTAATCTCCTGAATAAGAACGTCTCGAGGAGTATCAATGGTAGGTTTCCCGCGCAAGGCCTCATCAATTCGAACTGGAATCATATCTAGCTCTTTATTGATGGCGGTTTTCTTAGCAGCTACTACCTTTCGATGATCGTCTACACTATGACCTGATAAGATATCAGTTAATGCTTTTAGTTCACTATATTCTGCAATAACATCCTCATCTGATATATCTCCGCACATCTCAAGTAATAGCTTTCTGCGGTTCTGCCAGGAATATGTTTCGTTGAAATACAACGGATTAGTAATTAATTTGAAAATATTTTCATCAACTAATGAATTTACAATTTCCTTATATTCCTTTTCTTTTTTAGGAACGCCATCAACAAAGTAGTCTGTCGTATGACCTGTCATAGTGACTTCACCACCACGAGGGGATGAATACTTTTCACGATAGACGCGTTTAAGCTCAACAGTACCACCTTCATCTAATGTAAAGGTTCCTGTTACTTCATGATTAACTTTATGGATAGGTTCGCCCCCATCCAATGTTTTGATTTCAAAATCAGCCCTATCTAGGCTATCTTTGCCGAATAGTAACCAACACACAGAGTCAAATACAGTCGTCTTACCGGTAGCATTATCTCCGCGGATAATAACATCACCGTTGAAATTTATAGTAAAGGCTTTCAAGCCTTTAAAATTTAGTAATTCTAATTTTGTGAGTTTCATAGTGATCTCCTATACAACATTAGCGTCCACATCAATAGTGTGAGGTTCAATCTTTAACCGATTGGCCCATTTCATTACTGTAGAGTGAATTTTATTGTCTTTTTTTAGTTGTGCATTCGCGAATAACTTCGCTTGTACTAAATGATTAAATTTAGGTTGACCCTTTTTAACCTTATTACCAGTGGCTAGTTCTAAGCATGCAATAGGATTCATGTCATCATCCGTGACAACTACAATTGCTGCTTGCCCTTGAATGACACGGTCACGATATGAACCTACACAGTTCTTCAATCGCTTTCCATATGTCATTAAATCAGCTGCAGTCTTTGGCACCATAAAGTGCATCCCATTCATATCAGCTTGTAATTGAGGTTGAGCAGGTAATATTACATCTCCATATTCCTGCTTGTTGAATATGTTGATTACTTCGTCATGGAAGTTCTTCAACTTGAATCGTTTCTTCCATAATGCCTCTTGGTATTTTGGCTCGAGTTTTGCGTGCATATCCACACAATCTTCTATAACGCGAATGTCCTCACCTAATAGCCAACGTAATATGGTAGGTTCACCGCACCGGTTAATTAATTGTTGCCACATAAACATTGCATGTGGACTTTTTAATCTCATCGCCTTACGTACATCATTAGCATTGTGAGCCTTACCAAAATATGGGTCCGTACCTTCATGCCTACTACGCCGTAATGTGAGTATAGTGCGTCTACAATTCTCATCGTTAAAAAGATTAAGGACATCAGACATATATACGCTTAATGGATCATCAACCATACGCTTCCGCAAGGCTCTACTGTTAGGAGCCTTATATGATTGTCTAAGCGCTGCTTGAAAATTCATACCTTTTC